TCCGTCAACTTGTAGAGACTTTGCTGGTTTTCCAACTGTGTTGTTTCTAGGCAGGGCCCCATTAAGCACCCGTCTAAACTGTTCTGTCCAATTTATGTTGCTAGGGTCGTTCCAAATAATAGTTTGGTCAGATAAGTTAATGCCGTTACTATCAATTATTTCTTCTGTAGTTGCTACTGTCTCAAACTTAATAAGACCGTTAGCGGCTTGATTACGCTTTGCATTATAAGACAACATACGTGCCATGCGGAGAACTGATTCTCTACGCTCTGCAAGTTCTAAGAAGTTTTCTCTTGCATTCAAGTCAACTCTATAACTAATATTTTGCCCAAGGAAGGCAATCATATCAATTAGTGCAAGATACTCTGATGTGTCAATATAATCGTTAAAATCTTCAGGATAGTTATTCCTTAGATATGTGATCATTGATCTTCTTAATGTGTCAAAGTCATAGCTACGAAACTCTGCATTTCGGAAACTTTGGTAGACTTTTGTCCAGTCTTCTGCAAGTAGCAGTCTATTCTGTCTGTCGGTTGATGACATCGGTTATCCTTATCTAATCTCTACAAGTATTTATTGAAAACAATAAAGCTAGTAGTTAATTCGGCTATATTAATCCAGCATCTTTATCAAACTGCATTTGCAAGGATTCGCTAATATTATATGTTAAATATGTAACTGTACACTCGATCTGAAGACCCGATTCATACTCTGATACTAGTACATTGTCAGCAATCGTTCTTGGATCATAGTTTATAATGTTTGTAACGTTTGCAGTAATTGCTTCTTTAAGCTGTGTTGTCAACGGCTCGTATAAGGCCTCCCAAATAATACAACCAAAGTTAGGATCAGATAATTTTTCACCTTGCCTAATGTTAAAATGATTAAGCAAATTTTGTTTAATTACTGCTATGTCATATTGCTGGAAGGAATTGTTTCCCGGATTGACTGTGCTAAATCCTCTATAGGCTTTTTGGCCGATAGCAGGCTGTGCTTGTTTAGCTGTTGTTACTTTAATTTGTTTATATAAATCTGTGGCCATATTGTATTTATCCTCCTGCAAAAACGTCTGAACTGCCAGAATTTGAAGCATTTGGAACCCAGCTTCCATGGCCTCCAGTAGCGTCATCTTTCCTGTGAATAGCTTGCCCATTTACAAATACAGTTCCACTGCCAGCAGTAGCTGGATCACCACATGTAGTTAGATCGCCAACCTTAATTACTTGGTTGCCATTTGCATATACTGTGTTACCAGGTACAGCATATGCTGTCTGATGAAACGGACTAGGCGAAGGACTAGCATGCCCAACGTGGCTGTCTATAGATGCCCTAGTTACTTCTGGCATTAACTAATCTCCAACGTACCACTTCCCGGAGGAGGTGTTGTAGTTAAACTTGATAACGGAGTTAGTTCGCCGTTAATTAGTTTCTGTAAGAAGCCTTGACCAATGCCAACACGCTTTGCAGTTTCTGATCCACCTTGTCTAGCATATCCAACTGCCTTTGCAAATTGTCCACCTAGGCTACTCATACTAGAATCAGCCCAATTAATTGACTTACTTGTAAGATATGCTACAGCTAATTTGTTTGCCACTTCTGGATCATTTGCTAGGTCTGGATTGTCTACTACATTAACACCAGCTTTGCCGCCATATGTTTCGTAGTTGCCTTTAAATGTTAACTGAATGAGTCCGCGGCCTCTATATTTGTAACCCTCGTCACGACCATTGCCGTAACGACCACCGTAAATTGTATTACCAATAGCGGGTGGGCCTGCGGCCGCAAGTTCCTGTGCAAATTGATCTGATTTAACACGGCTCGGAAATACTTGACGCAATCGTTTTGCACTATAATTTAAGTTTTCGCTTTGTGGTTTGAATCCGCATTCACGTTGTACTTGCGCCATCGCCATTGCAATAGCTTGTGCATTTCCTGGATTAACAGGATCAGTTGCACTTGTTAGTGTTAGTCCTTGTTTCTGCATTAATGTATACAAGAAGAATCGTTGCATATCGTTGACTGGTACAGGAGCGGCTGGTTGTTGCCCTACTGGCTCATCTTTACCTAGCACGACTTGTTGCGGTGCCGGTACTGTTCTAGTTTGTCCTGTTTCGGGATCTGTAACTTGAACAGTTCCAATGTTTGCTACAGTTGGACCTGACAGCCCATTAATATTTGGTGATGCATCAGCTTCGTCATTAACAAGTGTATTAACTTGTCTAATAGCGGGAGGGGGTGATGTAATACTCTGTGTTAAGTTAGGAACATGGGCTAATGGATTTAAATTTTCATGACCGTTCCAAGGCTCTCTAGTTGGAACACGCTTTGGCCACTTAGCGTATGCTGATTCTGCGGCTCTTGTTGCACTTGCAGTAACTGGTACGTCTGCTATTGCTGTGCCGTCTTTATCAACTACTTGACTAGATGCGTCTTCTGTTACCGGGGCAGTAAATGTATCGCTAATGCCATCTGCCGAGTCTGATGCTGAAGCAACTATTGTACTATTCATATGGATTTGACCAGATGCTGTTTCAGCATGATTCCCTCCAGACTTAATTTCAGTGTTAGCTCCTGCATCTAATTTATTATTTGTAGCACTTTTAATTTGTGTTGTTGCGCCACTTGTTAATTTATTATCACCTACGGTGTTTAAGTTGTATGCTCCAGAAACAGTTTGTCTATAGTTGCCTGCAACCTTACTACTAAATTCTCCGTTAATAGCAACCGAGCCGTTTGCCGCTACTTGTAAACTATAGTTGCCTGTAACAGTCTTAGTATCACTGCCTTTAATTTGTATGTTTTGATTAGCACCGACTGCTAGTGTATTGTTTTCACCGATCCAAGTATCATTTTTATTACCAACAAATACCTTTTTATCAATGCCTACTTTTGTATCCATGTTATCCTGAGCAGTAACAAAATGATCTCTACCAGCATTAATATTAAAATCTCGTTTAGCAGAATAGTTAATGTCTCTGTCTGCGTGAATATTTACATCGTTGCCTGAACGTAAACTAATACTATCATCTGCAAATATATCAATTTTACCTTGCGAAGTTAATTCAATCCAAGCACTGCCATTTGCATTACCTATGTAAATTAAGTCTTCAGTATTATGTAAAAGTATTTGGTGTCCAGTTCTAGTTTTTAATCTAATGTGTTCATTAAATGGTAATCCGACATTTCCTTTAGAAACATTTTTTGGAGTTTTTTCAAGATCAAAATACTTTGCAGGACTGTCTTTTGCAAGTCCTGCACGAATAAGTGTAGGATCTCCATCGTCCATAGTAAACGCTGATCCGCCGAGTCTACTTTTATAATATTCAATGTGTTGGCCTTTTTCACCGTATTTTCCTTTAGGTGCACCGTCACGCTTGTCTAATGGGCCCGGAGTATTCCATCCATATACTGTATTTGGAATATCTCTTCTAGAACTTGTAGTTGTTAATCCTCTAATAATATCATCAATTAATCCTTGCTTAGAAAGCACATTAACCATAAAAGGATTATGTGGTCTCGGAAACTTATCTGGATCATTTCCTTTGTTTCTATCTTTAGGATCAAGTTTGTTATACTCACCAACTGGCAAATCTTTATTTTTAAATTGAGTTGTAAGTGTATCCTGTATTACATTTGAAGCCTTGTCTGCTGGACTTCCTGCCGGAACTTGAAAGTTCATATAATCATCTTGCACACAACCAATCCAATATCCTTGGTTTATTTGTCCTTCAGCAAAAATGACCAATACCTTAGATCCTGGATCAGGCGGAACTGCCCAAAACCCATAGCTTTGTTGTGTTGCCGCATAATCATCATTTTTTGAACTAGCATCTAAATCTGTTACTCCGTAAAACGGCATACAGTATCTTACTGTAACTAATTGTCCAGGTTCGTATCCTGCATCATTTGAACTTATTGTATTTGTAAGAAGTTCTACTTTTAAGGAACCCTGTCGTTTAGCATCTAAATGACTAACTACTCTTGCTAAGAACGGCCCCGGAGGCATCTGCCCATTAGGGGCACCAGCAGACCTTTTATCTCTTGAGTTGGCTGGTAATTCACGTGGTTGTGTCATTAATTATTATTCCTCATATTTAGGTTCCAAAAGGGCCTTGTTGGGCAATTTTTTGGGCCGCTGTCTGTGCAATGCCAGTGCCGCTTGCCTTTTCCATTGCTGATTGGTTAGCATTAATAGCCGCCGTCTGTGCCGATTTTTGGTCTGCGGCTTTTTTAGCTGTTTCAGCTAGTGTTGGTGGCAATTTGTCAGAAGCCTTTGCTAGTTTTGATCCAGATACTTCACTAAGGCCAGCTTTTTTCAGTTCAACCGGGTCTAGATCACCACTGCCGTCTGTGTCAGCGTTATTAAAGTTGTAGTACGCATTATCGTCACCGTATTTTTCTAAAATTTCAGCTACTGTCTTTTCTTGCTTTTGTGCTGGTGTTTGTAGTAATTCTTTATTATCAGGTGCTACGTCTTTTGCTTTAAAGTTTGGACGTTTTACTAGATCAATTTCTTGTGTGAACAAATTTCCATTAAACATATTTCTTACTGTTATTACCCTAAACAATCCACTAAAGTTAGCAACGCCTAACGCCGAGCCGTCCATGCTATAACCGCCAGTATTGTCATTTATATCAATCGGTGTTTGGAAATTCATTAATATGTCAACTTCTCCGCTTTGATGATTCATTGTTCCGTCAGCATTAATATTGTAATACGCTGTATTTTCAGAATTATAATTTCCTATACCACTGTCTGCAATATAATACGGATCTCCTAACACTTTAATCTTCATTGAAATTAGATCAGATTCACTATTCATCACTGCTTCGTTAAACTGTCTTGCTAGTTTAATTGATGATGTTTCAATCATCGCTCCTGTTCCGCCGCCTTGTGTCCCGGATCCAACAATTCGTTTAAGTTTTTTATTGTCTGAAAGATTTGTACCAGTGAAGGTTGCTCCCATATTGTACTCAGGATAGTTGCGTCCTGGTGGACCTCCTGATTTTTGATCATTTGCACCGTCTAGTCTATTTGAATCAGATGCTATTGCCGCATAAAATTGATTGTCAAACTGAATGTCAAATTCAAGAATATCTTTGTTTAATCCAGTGTACATGTAGTTGTAAGACTTTACTGCTTGCTCAACTACTTTGTCGTATCCAGCCGGTGGTGAATTTGGCATTTTAAATACACTTGAGTGTACTCTGTACGGTACTACTTTATAAAGATAAATTCTAGGGTGCCTACTGTGCTTTGCTTCAAACTTTTTATCTTCTATTATATACACACTAGTTTCAATTCTAAACCAATCTATAAACCCGTCTGTTTTGAAGGCCGCAGTATCTGCTAACCTTTTTCCAAAATCACTTAATAACACTAGTTCTTCTAAGATTCGTTGTATTTTTGTACCACGAGTAAATGTAATTGTGCGCTGTGTTGGGTTAATCTTTGTTCCGCCTCTTTCCAGTAATTGAGTTTCTGGATTCAGTGCAAAATTAGAAAAGCCATACGGTGATTCACCACCGCTCAACGGATTTTCTGGTAATATTTTTCTTGTGCCAATTTCACTTACATCACCTTCAGAACCTGTTAATATCTTTTTAAGTGCTTGGCTCATATTACTACGTTTTAAACTGTATCCGAGCCTGCCGTCTACAAGTCTTTTTTCTAAGGCTACATTTGTGTCCTTACTGTAGGGTTCAAAGTTGTAAGCTATACCCGAATGTTGTCCATACTCATTTCTATCTCCAGCCACAGTTGCTAGTGCCGCTTGTACTTCTTCTGGGCTACTGTTAGGTTTTGTTGCTGTTCCAACTGTTGCAGTATTATTAGAAGACTCTGTTGCTAGAAGATCACCAATACGTTTACTAGCGTTATCATTTGGAAACGCAAACATATATTCGTCAATTTCGTATTCGGGATCATCTTCATTTTTTCGAGCGTTTAGATGATGTGTATTAATGTGTGTTGCTAAACTACTTAAACCAGATTGACAAATTTGCTCAAGATTGTTACCCGAAACTGTTATATCAACAGGAATACCTTGATTAGAATCACTATATGCATCGTCATTAAATGCACTACATACAAAATCGTAATTTGATCCTTCTGTGTCTACATTAAATGCAACATTTACAATTTTTAAAGGAAGCATTTTTTTATATGGTAAACTAGATGCAGTGTCGCTATCATTGGTGTAACCTAAAAATTCAACTATTAGTAACCACGGTGCTTCCAAATAATTAGCATACCCGGCATTAGTTGCACAAAGTTGCATACTTTGTAAAAGCTGTCCCATACTATACGGTTCTCTAATTTTAAAACGCATAGTATGAAAGTTTGTTGCTCTACTTTTTGTATTAGGAGCAACTACAGTTTCAATTTCTACATCATCAATAAAATACTGAGTGTCAATGTTATATGCTTGTTCAGCATATGTTCTAGGCTTGTCGCCTATCGAAAGACCATTAGACCGTAAAAGGATTTTTCCTGGTTGTAGTCCACTTTGCCTATAAGTCTTGTCTGGAAAGTTTATTTCTTCAGGACTTATGCATCCAAATGTAAAGATATTATTATATGATGCAAACCTTTCAAGATCGTTGGGCAACGGCAAAGTCTTTTCTGCAGGTGCTTGTTCGCCTTGATGAGGATTATTTTGAGTATATCCCCCAGCAGGTCCATCAATACCGGCACCAGCGCCCGCTGATCCTGGTCCTGAATATATAGGAGTGCCGACGGCACTTATATCACCTACTGTAGCTTTGGCGGCATCAGTTACACTATCTACAACTCTAACAACAGCGTCGCCTGCTTTATTAATTGCACCGTATTGCGATGGGTGGTGATCTGACATGATGTTTATGTTCCTAGGACTTGTTTTACCCGTTCTGCGGCTGGAAGATAAATTTTTGTTCCAGCTACAATATCATATATTGGGTCTTCAATTGCATCTAAATTTCTTTGAGCAAATATCCACCATAGCTTGTGGTCGCCATACAAATCAAATGCTAATAAATCAGGCCTATGATTGTATTGCGGCTCTATAGTATATATCGGATCATCAGCGTATGCCGGAACAGGCCTGATTGTTAAAATATCCAGTGTTCCACTGTTTGTCATTTTTGTTTTTGAATATGGACTGCTACTCATTAAATGTACCCCGCGCCTAGATTTGAACCTTTAACAAAATCACCATAACTAAATTTAGTCTGTTTGTCTCTGCTGTATATTGGTTGCACTGTTAAAGAAAATTGAGATTCTGCTGGTGCCCAACCAAATTCTGATTTTCCGGAGGTATTACCTGTTGGATCATCTCCTCCAGCGGCGCCAGTACATATGTAATCTACTTCATTTGGCATATCAACTGTAAAGTTTGTTATTACAACTGGAACATTATTAAACACATAATCTCCGTATCCGCTTAACTTTGCAATAGGAGGAGGTGAACCTGTACTACCGGAACCATAATCCATTTTTGTCATAGCTCTTAAGAAATGCAAACATGCTGTCCAGTATTTTGCTTCAACTGCATTTTGTACATAAAACTGTCCTACTATTGTTAATTGATCCACTTGTGAGTTTTGATAAGCAAAAAATGGATAATTATTATGTATAGGAGCTACTGAATTATAATTAGCATTATGGCTGATTATAATTGTCGGGGTATATGGAAATATAAAACCCTTTTCGGCAATTGGAGCCAACAGCGGAGAGTTTTTATCCTTAATTGCATTTGGAATTGATATTTTGACACGCCAATCTTTATTTTCTGGACTATCACTAAAACTAGCAGTAGGAGCCGAACTGCCATGTCGACCTGCTGGGCCATTCATTCCTGCGCTGTTTAATGCGTCTCTGAGACCTTTTCCTGCTCTTAACGAACTTGCATCAAAATTGCCCGTTAATTTTTCAACCATAGCGTTGCCCGTATCTTTTGCACCATTTATAGCGTTGTTAAGCATTGCACCATAGTTTGCACCAGAGCCTGGAGAATTATTTGAATTTATATTTTGTCCGGCGGCTCCAGTACCTGTTGGTGTTGGGTTACTAACTGGTTTGCCGTTGCGATACATAACTTTATCGCCATTACTTATATTGCTCATATCTAATTGTCTCCTATATACATTATTTAGTTGACTTTATTAACAGAGTAGTTTATAATAGTATATAACCATTGGAGAAAACATGAAAAGAGTTAATTATTTAAATAATAAAGACATTTTGAAAGAAATACACAAGTCCAAAGCTACATTTTGTAGTTACGTTGCACCTGAATACTCTCAATATGATTTAATCTTACCTAGTACTGACAAGATTCACGTTAGAACTATTGCTGAGGCAAAGCGAGTGCAAGCAAAGCGTATGCAACAAGAAGCGTTTGAAGCCTCTAAATTAGCAGGTGGTAAAAAGAAACTAGCTGAGTTTGAGGTGGATTATAGGACAGTTTTAAAAACTGATGTTGTTTTTCGTATTATGTCGTTTGAACATATTCCGGAAGAGCCAGGTCGCAAAAAGAATCCCAAAACGCCTGCAGATTACAGAGTAAAGCTAAACTTTCCTCCCTTTCAACATTGGAAGTTTAACGAAAATGACGAACTAATATGTATAGGCAAAAGTCATTGGCAAGGCGGAATGGAGAACGGCTTCTTTAATAAAGACCACGGCAAAGCAACTAATAAACTTGCTATGATGTGGATGAAGTTATGTGATCGTTATGCTACAAGAGGCAATGTACGCGGATACACTTACAATGACGAAATGCGCGGGCAAGCAATACTACAACTTGCACAAATTGGCTTACAATTTGACGAATCTAAGTCTAATAATCCTTTTGCATATTACACTGCCGCAGTTACTAATAGTTTTGTAAGAGTTATTAATATCGAAAAACGTGCGCAAAATATACGCGATGATATCCTAGAGATGAACGACATGAACCCTAGCTTTACAAGACAGAATCAAGGTGACTGGGAAAGAGAACGAGTCAAGTACATGCCTAAACAATCTGATGCAGTAATTACAACCTACGACGATGCCGGTAAAGCAACCACTACAACACATGGTGAAATTACCAAAAAGTCTTGACTTCTAGGCTAGTTTAAGTTATAATATATTAAAGAGGATTACCTATGTTTAAAAAAGCGGCAGTATTTACTGACATACACCTTGGGTTAAAGTCAAATAGTCGACTTCATCTGCAAGACTGTGAAGAATTTGTAGATTGGTTTATTGTACAAGCAAAAGCTAACGGTTGCGAAACTGGTATTTTTTGTGGTGACTGGCATCATAATAGAAACACTATTAACGTGCAAACACTAGATTCAACTACTAGGTGTCTTGAAAAGCTAGGAGCGGCTTTTGAGAAGTTTTACTTCTTTGCAGGTAATCACGATTTATATTATAAAGACAAACGAGATGTTTACAGTATAGAGTTTGGAAAACATATTCCGGGCATTACATATATTGACGAGATACTCGTTGAAGATGACGTTGCACTTGTTCCGTGGTTAGTAGGCGATGAGTGGAAGAATATGTCTAATATCAAAACAAAGTATATGTTTGGTCATTTTGAACTTCCTAGCTTCTATATGAACGCAATGGTGCAAATGCCCGATCACGGGGAACTACAAGCATCACATTTTAAACATCAAGACTATGTGTTTAGTGGACACTTTCATAAGCGGCAAGTACAAGGTCAAGTTCATTATATTGGTAATGCTTTTCCGCACAACTATGCAGATGCGTGGGATGACGAACGTGGCATGATGATACTTGACAAAGAAAACAACAAAGAGCCTGAATATCTTAATTGGGCAGACTGTCCTAAGTATCGTACTGTTAAACTTAGCCAACTGTTAGATCAAAAAGACACGTTGCTAAAATCTAAAATGTACTTGAGAGTAACACTTGACTTACCGATTAGTTACGAAGAAGCAAGTTTTATTAAAGAAACGTTTATCAACGATTACGACTGTCGAGAGATTACACTTATTCCTAGTCAAAAGGATGATGAAATACATACTGATATTGATATTACTACATTTGAAAGTGTGGATCAGATTGTTACAAAGGAAATATCTGCAATCGACACAGAAAGCTACGACAAGAAACTATTATTAGGAATATATGAAGAACTATGATAAAGTTTAAAGATCTTACAGTTAAGAATTTTATGAGTGTGGGCAATCAAACCCAGGCAGTTTCTTTTGATAAGCAACAGCTAACACTTGTATTAGGTGAAAACTTAGACCAAGGCGGTGATGACAGCGGAAGTCGTAATGGCACTGGTAAAACTACCATCATTAACGCACTTTCGTATGCATTATACGGCCTTGCTTTAACAAACATCAAGCGCAACAACCTAATTAATAAAACTAACAACAAAGGTATGCTTGTTACACTATCTTTTGAGAAAGATAACAAACAGTATAAAATTGAACGAGGTCGTTCACCTAATGTGTTACGGTTCTTTGTTAATGGTCAAGAGCAAGAAATGTCAGACGAGTCACAAGGCGACAGTCGTAAAACACAAGAAGAAATTAGTTACTTGCTGGGAATGACTCACAACATGTTTAAACACATTGTTGCACTTAATACATACACTGAACCTTTCTTGAGTATGCGAGTTAACGATCAAAAAGACATTATTGAACAGTTACTCGGTATTACTATATTGAGTGAAAAGGCAGATAGTCTTAAAGAGCGAGTAAGACAAACAAAAGATTCTATTCAAGAAGAAACTATAAAGATTAATGCTATTCAAAGTGCTAATGAAAAGATTGGCGGAACTGTTGAAAGTTTACAACGTACCCAACGTGCATGGATTGCTAAAAAAGATCAAGACGTCATTAAGTTGCAAACAGGAATTGATCAACTAGAACATTTAGACATCGATACTGAACTAGATCTGCATGAAAAATTATCAAATTGGTCAGAACATAACAATGCTATAATGGGTCTTAAAAAAGAACTTAGTACACTAGAACCTGCACTAGTACGTGCTGATAAGTCTGTTGAAAAAGCAAAACAAGACATTGTAAATTTAGATGATGCAACGTGTTATACCTGTGGTCAAGAACTACATGCAGATAAAAAAGCAGAGATTGCAGAGCGTAAATCTAAAGAACTTGCTGATGCTATTGCATATCAAGCAGAGATTGCAACTAAGGTTACTAGCGTAACAGTAGCACTTGGAGAAATTGGTGACATTAACGGCAAACCTACTACGTTTTACGAAACTGCTAAGGAAGCATACGAGCATCGTCAAAATGTTGATGGATTGAAGCAAGCATTATCTAGTAAAGAAAATGATGCTGATCCGTATCAAGCACAAATTGACGAACTAAACAATAGTGCTATGCAGGAAATTAATTGGTCAGTTGTTAATGACTTAACAAGTCTTAAAGATCATCAAGACTTCTTGTTAAAACTGTTAACTAACAAAGATAGCTTTATTCGTAAGAAGATTATTGATCAGAATTTAGCATACTTAAACAACAGACTTACTAACTATCTTGATAAGCTAGGATTACCACATCAAGTTGTATTCCAAAACGATTTGAACGTTGAGATTACACAGCTAGGACAAGACTTAGACTTTGATAACTTGTCAAGAGGTGAACGTAATAGACTTATACTAGGTATGAGCTTTGCATTCCGTGATGTTTGGGAAAGTCTGTATCAAAACATTAACTTGTTGTTTATCGACGAGCTGATTGATAGCGGTATGGACACAGCAGGCGTTGAAAATGCACTGAGTGTTCTTAAGAAAATGGGGAGAGAACGTGACAAAAACGTTTATCTTATCTCACACAAAGATGAATTAGTAGGAAGAGTTACACATGTTCTTAAAGTAATCAAAGAAAACGGATTTACAAATTATGAGAACGATGTAGAAGTACACAATGAATGACGACGATACACACGACAAATTAACTAAGGCTTATATGGCTTATTTTAAGGCAAACGAAAAGTTTGAGGCAAGAAACTCTGTACGGACTCATAGAGAGTCAAGAAGATGGTTAAGAGAGATACGCTCTCTTGCCAAACTTCGTATGGATGAAATACACGACAAGCATAATTCCAAGACTTAGGCATAATAACACAGGCAACG